CTGTGAGCGGCCTGTTGATGATCGCCGTGAGTGCGTTGCTGAGTGGCTGGATCATCACGGCTATTGGACACTTCCTCATCAAGCGGGTGCTGGCATGAAGGACAAGCAATGGGTGCAGCACATCAGCGGAATCGGGGAGAAATATGAAGTTAGGGATTATGACCAAGTGTGGTTGGTTAGAACCGGAGAAAAATCCCCTGACTACTACCTCCCCAAATCAGAATACCGCCTCTGTCCGCCGCCTGAGGTGTGGCGGGATTGTATTAAGGACGTAGCTGTCGTTATTTGCGATGGGAAGCTAAACATTAGCGGAGTTGAAACAGCAGTCCTCCCGCAAGGATATCGGTGGAAGTGGACAAGCTGTTCTTTTCTTTCCATCGAAAAGAAGGTGTCCTAATGCGCGGCGAGGTGTCGAGGGACCGTATCTACTTTACGTCAGGCGAGATGGTGAACCGTAAGGAGATCCTGTTGTCCGGCTGGCCGATCAACAAGAAGTCGCAGCACTTGGGGCGCATCAACGCAGGCGGCACGAATATGGTGAGGAAGATGTTGGACAGGAAGGAACAGGAGGGAACGCTATGGCCCACGAGAAAGTGACCTTTACCCCCTATCCCGCAGACCTTCCGATACTAGAAAGCCTGATACGCAATGAACCGGGTACGACGGTAGCCATTCTGGTGCGTGAGATCGTGGGCAACTGGTGTTCAGAGCGGCGGCGAGAAAAGCGGCTGACGATGCCTGCCCACCATTACACCAGCCGAGGCGATGACTACGCAGATACGGAATAGTACGTTGACTTGGTACTGGTAAAGTTTGAATCCCCGAGGGACTAGCGAAAGGCGCGGAGCTCTGGCATCATGTCGTCATGCCAAAGCCCACAGCCAAGAAGAAGAACACCAAGAAGAATCCCACCGACATCAATCTGCTCGCTCGCTCCATTGTTGAAGCGGCCATCGGGGAACCGCTCACGCCGAAGAAGCCGCGCAAGAGATCAGTAAAGCGTCGGGCGGTCTAATAAATCAAAAGATATTTCTTTTCCAGCATATCCCTTCATCAAAATAAACGGCTGCATTAATGGGTCCACAAAATGAAAGCGCAATCTGTGCTTGGTGCCTTTCATCTTCAATATAGGCCCTCTTGAGTCCTCACAAAGATCTTTTAGGTGGCGTGCATAATTCGGAATCGCATATGGCTTTCCGGTAATCGCATTTAGTGGTTCCCGGAGATCTCCTGCCGCAAAACATCCAAATTCATCAGGTATTGCCATAGCGCAAGCCAGAAGAACAGAAGGATAAAGACTTTCCTTCCGTGTGCTCATGGTGGCTTTATGATAAGCCTCTCGGATGCTTTGCTGTGCATCATCTAGCGCGCGCTTGATACCAGCAGAAACATCCTCCAAAGAAATGTGTCTTTTCCCAGCATCAATAGCTATTCTGGACGAATGCAGCCCAACTAGATGCGTGTAATGTGGTAAGCCTTTCGAGAGCGATGCCAGCCTTCTCACAGCATCTTGGTCTATAGTCATCCCAACTCTGGAAAGCCCTTTTGTAACGATTTCTTCAAGCTCTTGGGGTTTCATCCTTGGCATATGAATCTGAATAAGTGCGCGTTCGATAGATTGATGATGCGCTATTAATTCGTGGACTGATTCTGCAACACCGACAAGAATTAATGTAACTGGTACCGCGTGGTCAGAAAGAGTCTTGATGGTGTCAGCGAATAGCTCTCTAATCTCTTTCCCTTTCAACCTATCAAATTCGTCTATGATAATAATTAGGGTACACTGCCTTCCCAGATTGGCTAAGTGAATGCGCACATCGTTTGGCGTTAGATTAATAGGAAGATTTTGTCCCATCGAGACGGTAGTAGAAGTTTCAGGGGCTATAAATCCTGGGACTCGTTCTGTTTTAACTACATAAATTTCCCCGAATATCTTTCTCCATAGTTTTGAGAAATCATCGGTTCGATCACACGTAACATGCGGGGCTAAGATCGTCTTGCCAACTTCTTCAACGTAATCTGACAGCACATTGGCGAGTGAGGTTTTCCCTACCCCTCTTTCACCGTACAAGACTACGTGCTGACCTTCTTGAAAAATTGCGTCGATCACTCGGCGCACTTGATCTGTGCGGCCGGCAAATAAGTCTTTTTCATTGATTGGCGCTGAAGGCCTAAATACATAGCCAACATTGATACCCAATTTAATCTGTTCATCCTTTGTCAATTCCGCATCCATATATACCTCCATTGTCTAACCGTATGAATAGTTCATCTAATGTATTGACATGTTCATCTAATTAGATATAGTATGCACTCAGTTAGATGAACTGTCAACATGTTTAGATAAACAGGTGATGCATGAACAGACTAACGACTCAGAAGCGGATTCAAGTGGTAGCGGCCCTGGTCGAAGGTGCCAGCGTCAACAGCGTAGTTCGCATGACTGGCGTATCGAAGCCGACGATCCTGAAGCTGCTTGCTGATCTCGGTACGGCTTGCGCGAAGTATCAAGATGAGAAGTTGCGAAATCTGCCATGTAAGCGAGTTCAGGCCGATGAGATTTGGTCATTCTGTTTTGCGAAGGATAAGAATCTCTCTGAGGAAATGAAAGGCAAGTTTGGTTTTGGTAGCGTCTGGACCTGGACGGCGATTTGCGCGGACAGCAAGCTGATGATCTCATGGCTCGTAGGCGAGCGGAGCGTGCCCTATGCCGTGAAGTTTATCGACGATCTCGCCACACGGTTACTCCATCGCGTGCAACTCACTACGGACGGGCACAAGGCATACTTGAGAGCAGTTGAAGGGGCATTCGGATCTGAAGTGGATTATGCCATGCTCGAAAAGATTTATGCGGCCCCTCCGCAAGAAGGCGTGACGACTCGCTACAGCCCTGCGCAATGTTGTGGCGCGAAGAAAAACAAGATCACGGGCAACCCCGATAACGCCCACGTCTCTACCAGTTATGCCGAGCGGATGAATTTACAGATACGGATGGATATGAGGCGTTTTACTAGGCTGACGAACGCACATAGCAAGAAGATCGAGAATCACCGGCATGCGCTGGCGCTCTATTTTATGTATTACAACTTCGCTCGGATTCATTCTACATTGAGAGTTACACCTGCCATGCAAGCAGGAGTATCCGATCATGTGTGGAGCTTGGAAGAAATTGTTGGGTTAATTCCTTAGACGAAAAATCTTGATAAGAAAATGTGTAACCCGTGAGAGAATAGAAGAAGGAAGAGGAATGGAAGCAACCAATTCTCCCGTATATTCAGCATAGATCGCAGTACTGAGACGCGCCCGTGCCTCTTCGGGCGTCTTAGCTTTGATGGGAAGCTGCCAACTTGCTCCATCAAAGTTGTAAGTGAAGAGGTAGGTTTTATAATCCACAATGGAAGGGGGTGAACTCATATATGCAATATCACGTTTACAAAGACAGGACCGGTCAATGGCGCTGGAGACTTCTAGCAGCCAACAACCGAATCATTGCGGATTCGGCTGAAGGCTACTGGAACCAGTCTGACTGTGTCTCAGGTATTAACCTAGTGAAGGGCTCCTCGCAAGCACCAGTCTACCAGGTGTAAGCGATACTTCACAATTCGCCCAGGGGAAACAGCGCGAACTGTTCCCCTGGGCTTTTTATATTCCACTCTATCTCAAAAACTCAAGAAGGCAAGAATTCAAACTTTACCAGTACCGTTGACTTTTTCTGTGTGACGGAGGTATTACAAGTGCATAACATATCACTTTCTGATTCGGGCAGAAAAGTGAGCCGGACCTCGGATGTGGCCTTAGTCACATTCGCGGAAATGAAGGCCGCTGATCAGGTGCCCGAATCACTTGGTCGGCGGCTTTCCATTTTAGGCCGATATGTTGGGGCAGTTCTAACCGCTTCTCTCTCGCCCGCAGCGCCGATCCTGTCTATAGAAACCGAAGTGCGAGCGTTCCGCAATATGAACGCTGTGCCAAGGGGATTCCTGGAGCTTTCGCTTGCGGTTTTGAGCCCGCGAGACTTTCTCTCCACCCCGCCCACACTGGCAAGAATTGGATCCCGCTGGGAGCTACCAGGAGGGAAGAGAAAGCGAAGCTGTGTTCAGATTTAATTTGAGAGGTAGCGATGCTCACTGATGAAGAGATGATTGAAGTCCTGGCTAAACGAGCCGATGAGGAGTGCGGCTTTTCTAAGCTGTCGGCGGTGTTGAATCATTATAGCTGGGTCGATGTGTTCACCTACCTATTCCTCGAAAGGGACTTACGGGCTGCGCTGATCGACGCCTACAAAGGCGAGATTGCGAGCGCGATGGTGTTGAAGGATGTGAAGGCCTGTAAAGAGGCTGGCATGGATTATCAGGAATGGAAGGCGGACGTAGCGACACGGGGAGGGTGCTGATGAGTATGGAGCGATGTGACCTGCATGGACATCCTTGGGACTCGGATAAATATGATGAATGCCCAGTATGTGCAAACGAGGAAGATACATCGCGTGCCAGTGCTTATGCCGAATGGCGAGCTGATTCTAAGCTTCGTGGAGAAGTGGAGGATATTTAACATGGCGATTTACCCCTGCATACGAGGTTCTAGCGACTGCTCGATGTGTTCGGTGGAGATGCCGTGGCATTGGTCGGGGCTGTGCTGGCATTGCCGAGCGGAAACCCCCTGCCGGAAGTGCGGCAAGATTCTGGATGAGTATATGACCGTGGAGCTGTGTGTGGACTGCTATCGTACTGAACCGTTTGTCTATCGGCTGGTGCCGAAAAGGAGAATTGCATGTCAACAGAAGTCGCAGTAGCAACAGATTTGAGCAGGGAAAAGATTGAACTCATTAAGCAGACGGTGGCGAAGGGGGCGACGGATCTTGAATTGGAGTTGTTCTTACATGCCTGCAAACGGACAGGACTAGACCCCCTAATGAAGCAGGTCTACGCGATTAAGCGATGGAGCAATACCGACAACCGTGAGGTGATGAGCTTTCAGACCGGCATTGACGGCTATCGGCTGATTGCGGATCGCACCGGCAAGTACGCGGGAAGCGATGAGCCGTCTTTCATGGTGAGTGCTGACGGGTTGCCGGAAGTTGCCAGCGTGACTGTGACGAAGATGGTTGACGGGGTGCCGTGTAAGTTCTCAGCCTCGGCACGGTGGGGGGAATACGTGCAGAAGAACCGGCAGAACCAACCGACGAGCATGTGGCTCAAGATGCCATTCCTCATGCTCGGCAAGTGTGCTGAAGCGTTGGCCTTGCGTAAAGCCTTCCCGGCTGAACTGAGCGGCGTGTACACGCATGAAGAAATGATGCAGGCGGACAATGAACCGCAGATACAAGTACGGCAAAACCCACAATTCAAGCAAGTAGCCCAGGCGAAGATTGCCGAACTCGCCAAGGAGATGCAGGGGCCAATGGGATTCTCACAAGCTGAGATTCTTACCGCTTCAAAGAAAGTGCAGGAGATGCAGGAACCAGCGCGGCAGGAAGAGGAAGGTGATGGACTTGAGCAGTTGCTTGGCAAGAGTCAGTTGGCGCGCATGCAGCCGCCTACCGATGATGTCAAGCCGTTCATCTGGAATATGGGGAGTAAGTGGAAGGGGACGCCAATTGAGGAGATCCCCCTAGAGTATTTATCGTGGGCTTGCACCAACATCAGCCGAGATGATTATAGGATGGCTGCTATCAATGAGATAGACCGCAGACAAAAGCAGGACGTAATGGCATTTGAGGAACAGAAGTAACGAATGGATCAGGCGAGAAACCCGTCTCACAGCGGGAAGATGGATCTCGTGACAGGCCAAACATCTGTGAGGATGCGCTTGTACGCCGGTTCGATTCCGGTCCTGATCCACCATTCTGGTTGCTGGTGAACCATTGAAACCAGCGGGGTGTTGCCTGTCTGCACGAAGCAGGTGACGGGGCGGGGGTTAGAGGTAGCCCCCGCCTGACAGGGTAAGTGCCGGTGAGACTGGTCAATAGAGTAAATCCAGAAGCTCGGCAACGAGGTTGCCCACCGGCTCCAAAATGGAGGACTTATGCGCTGTTCCCGCTGTCAAGGCCTAGTCATTGAACAACATGGGCAATGGTCATGTATCAACTGTTCCTGGGACCCTCATTTAGTCCTCATCACCGTCAAGTGCAGCACCGCCGATTGTCGCATGCTGCCTGAGTTCAACGGCTATTGCCTGTCCTGTTGGCACAGCCGCAAGCGCTCAGAACTGAGCGATCAGGAACGCAGCAAACGCTACCGGGACAGGCAGCGTGGCTATCAACGGGTCAGGCGAGCCAAAGAAAAGGAGCAACGGAATGAGCAGTCCAACGCAGCGCAGCAAGGCCCATGCGGAGTCGATGGGGTATCAGGTGGCAATAGTCGAGAAGTGGAATCCGTGGGCGAAGATACGCCAGGACTTGTTCGGGTTCGGGGACTTGCTCTGCATGAAGGAGGGGCATGTGCTGGTGCTGATTCAGACCACGACCACCGGCAACATGAAGTCACGCATACAGAAGATTCATGCGCTCCCAACAGCCTGGAAATGGATCACGACCGGCAACAAAATAGAGGTGTGGGGGTGGGCAATCCGTGGTAAAAAAGGAACCCGAAAGAAGTACGAACTGAAGCGGCATATCGTGACTGGCAATGATCTTGCCCATTTAGCGGGCGAACAGGAGTGCGTGTAACACGGGAGGCTTTATCATGGACTTCAATACGATCAGTGCGGTGCTCTCGCATCAGTTTTCGCAGCCGGATTGGGTGCCGTTGGTGGCGGTGGTGGGCTGTTTGGTGCTGAGCGTGGGGCTCAGCCTGTGGATGGTCAGGAAGTGGAGGAGGCCATAATATGAAAGGCGAAACGTACCTGTGGCACAACGAGGATGACGGGAAGCAGGCAGTGAAACTGTTGCGGAGGCAGCACGCGGCGTTTGTGCGGCTGGTGAAGCTGTATCGACGAAATGCAAACGCTAAGAAATGCGGGAGCGGTGACGAGCTGAACATCCAGCTCGGTTGTCGGTACGCCTGTGACGACCTCCTCGCCGCGCTGGGGAAGAGGAAACAATGATCGCCTACGTCAATATGATCGGCCTCCTGCTCTGTGTCGTCGGGGGCTTTATGATTCATCCAGGGCTAGGGTTCTTGATTATTGGGGTGATTGCTGCGATTCAGCAAGAGTAACCACACGGGGCAGGCCCCCACAAGGAGGAGTGCGATGAGTGCTTGTGAAAAGTGCTGGGCTGATTCGCGCCAGCGAGAGAACTACTTTGAAGTGCGGGACAGTCGGCAGCGCACCCCTTGTACGCCAGAAGAACAAGCGGGTCCTGGGGCTGGACAATGCCCTGTCTGTCACAGAATGACGTTGCACCAATTCACAAGTGAGCCGATGTGCGGATGCAAGGAGGCCAAGCCATGATCCCGGTGAAATGGGTTAAGGGAAGCTATCTGTGCGAGAGCGACATTATGGCTGCGAGTTTTCCAGGTACGTCCAAGGCTATCCCCGTCATCGAACTCGCCGCGCTGACGGAGGTGGTGGAGGGGTTGAAGGCTCTAGTGAATGATTGTATGGCGTCAGATTTCAATGAGCATTGGGAGTCATATAAGGAAGCTCAACGCCTCCTCACCCAGCTTGAGGGCCACACGAAGGGAGGCAGCTAATGTATGCAACTGAGCAAGGCATTCTGAATCAGCAATTTAATAATGCGCTGATCGCGGAGTCTGTTGAGTTGGAGAAGAAGCGTCCGTTTATGCTTCTCCGGCCAAAACTCTATCCTGACGGTGACCAATGGTGTGCGCTGCTGGGGTCTAACCTGCAAGAGGGGGTGTGTGGGTTCGGGAATACCCCGGCAGAAGCCGCGACCGCCTTTGACCTGGCATGGCTGAATGAAACGCTGCCAAAGGGCCACACGAAGGGAGGGGGAGATGAGTGACATAGAACGATGCCTGAACTGTGGAGACGTCGTTACAGATGACGGTTGCGCGTGTCCTGCTATGCGACAGCCCACGCCCAGCCCGTTGACCAGGGAACAAGTAAAAGAATGGATGTATAGGCATCAGGAGGCGTCCATTGCTCGGCAGCGATACCGCGAAACCTCAAAGACGCTTGATCGTCAGTTTGCCTATGATGCCGAATTGCATGGGCTAGAAGAGAATTTATTGGCTCACGACGCCGCCCTTCGCCTCGCCATCACGCAGCAGGCGCAGGAAATCGAGTCAATGAAAGATCGGCTCGACAAATATGCCCATTGGACCCCAGAGCATACGATTGAGGAATGGCTGGCGGATCGTCAGCGCATTGTCGATGCCAAGCAGGTTGCCGCCGATGCCCAGCTTCAGGCCACCCTCGCGGCGCGGGAGGCGGTCATCGCACGACAGGAAGCCACGATCAGAGGTTATCGGCACAGCTTCAAGATTGTGGGTCAGCAACATGACGACCGGAAAGCCGAACGTGATGCCGCCGTGCAACGAGCGGAGCAGGCGGAGGCACGGGTAAAAGAGTTGGAGGGGGAGGCATGATGGAAGATAGAACGCAACAAGCAACCGACAGACTGATTGCCTGGATTGATGACGCCAATCTGCCCGATTGGGTGGAAGGTGAATTACGTGAATCCCTAGAATACATGATGATTTTGCACAGGGATAAGATGGCAAGAAAAGCGCAACAGAGGAAGGGGTAACCCATGATCCTCCGCATCGATCCCGTGACCGCGACATGGTTGCTCATCACCGTGCTCACCTTGGCCTTTAGCGGCGAGTTGTTCACCGTGTTTCTCACCCAGCACGAGCGGGATTGCCACCAGCGGAATGTGGTGCTGCTCAGTGAACAGAAACAGGGGCCGATACAGGAGTGTGAATGATGTTTACAGAACAAGAGGCATGGCTGGCCCTCGTGAAGCGAGCCAATGAACTCGGCAAGCAAGGGAAGTCCGTCAGGAATATCGGGGTGATCCACCCCCGGACAGCCACAGAAGGGTACTCGATTATTATTGAAGGGTATTATCCACAAACGGCGACGCAAGAGTAAGCACGCGGGGCACAGGGGGCACGGGAGGAGGGGGAATGATGTGGACACATGAGAAGCCTAAAGAGTCTGGATGGTATTGGTATCGAGAGTCTGCTGATTCGGTGCCTGAAATCGTTCAGTATTGCGCTCCCTCTGACATCTGGAGGTGCGGATATGACGGGCTGAGTGATGTCGATACATTGACCGGCGAATGGCAACCTGTGAAAGACCCTGATTGAAAGGATGAACGATGAGCGATTTAACCATGATTATGCTAACGATTGTCGCGCTGAACATTGCCGTGATTTGGGGGATTACACGCCTCTAGCCCCCCTTTTGCCTGGCATGTAATACATTTGTCATTGCGCTGTAGAGCGTTGTGTGATACAGAACAGCAGACATATTTAAGAGTTGAGGTCTAGCAACTTTATGATGTATCCGGTTCCCCACATCCTCCACGTTGGCGAACTAGATCATAGAAGGCCCTCAGCGTACTAGACCACGCTGGGGGCCTTTCTTTTGTGAGGTCTACATGGCGAAGCTCAAGTTTGAACACACCGCACAGCATGACTTTCAGATTCTTGCTGGACACGATCCATCCATTCTCACCTATCGACATTGTACAGCCGAGGATGTCAGGCGGCTCGAAAAGTTAGCCGGATTCGATCATCTTCGCGCCAAACGAGCCTTTTCACTGTGTCTCTTTCGGCGCACGAAATATCTCACCTTATCCCTCGATCCAGCCTTTGAACCAAAGCAGGAATGCCGCGAAGAAGCCGCCCGTTTGCTTCAGGAACGCGCCGAAAGGAAGGCGCGCGCCAAACTGCCTATTCCCCCACCTCAACCCCCTAAAATTGTCAAGAAACCAGCAGTAATCAAGCCGTCCAAGATTGCGCGCTATTCATTTTAGGGGATGTCTATGACGTATCTAGGTGTGAAGAATCTCGAAAAATACCAGCATTACAAAGACCGTGACCCGAAATGGATTAAGCTCTATTACTCCATTTTGGATGATGAAGCCTTCATCTTTTTGGACGAAGTAGACCGCTGCCGATACATGACCTGCCTCGTGTTAGCGAGTCGTACTAACAACAAAATTCCATCTGACCCTACTTATCTCAAAAAAGTAATGCGTTTGGATCGCGCTCCTGATCTTTCTCGTCTACTTTCGTGTGGTTTATTGTATGCTTACGATACGTCTAGTCCTCGTCTAGACAAAGACTATACGAATGCACCAGTACAAAACGTCTCTCTTCTCTCCTCTCCTCTAATCTCCTCTTCTCTTTCTTATCCTAAATCCGAAGAGGGGAAGAAGAGTGAAGAAGGGGAGTTTGAAACCTTTTGGAAAAACTATCCTCGGCGTGTCGGCAAGAAGGCTGCTCACAAAGCCTTCCAGAACGCACAAGATCGCCCCAGGATCGACGATCTATTAGCTGCCCTACGGATACAAACCTTGTCCCCTCAGTGGCTCAAAGACAACGGGCAATTCATTCCCCACCCTGCGACCTGGCTGAATCGAGGCCAATGGGCTGATGTGGCAGTGGCGGCACAGCCCAGCGTGTTTCAAGAGTTCTTAGCGAGAGGAGCACATGATGATGAATCGACCGGAGTTTTTGAGGGGGTGGCTTTTACTGACGGCGCAGCCTTGGGGGCGGACGTATCGCACCGAGAATACGAACCCACTGAACCCTGAACCGTCACCGGCCAAGATTCAATGCGAGCTGTATTACAAGGCGCTCGCCTATGCCTACGTCCCGGCATGGCTGGAAGTCGCTGAGTTGTTAGCGGCTGGGGATAAGTGGCCCAGCATTACGGAGTGTAAAGAGGCATTACGGCATGCCAAGGCCAAACCGAATGTGCCGGTCATTGAGATCCATCAAGACGGCTGGATGACGAAAGAAGAGTTTGGGCTGAATCTGTTTGAGACGATCAAGACGGTGAGCATGCTCAGACATGCCTCTGAATCGCACAAGATTGAGCTGAGAGCGCACTTAACCCATCAGTTCGATGATCTGACCGAAGAGGAGCAGCAAGCGATTCTAGGGCGCTATCCCGATGTGGTGAATTTATGAACATCTGCCCTCAGTGCAAGAAAGGGTTTGACGATATCAAAGGGCTCGCGACTGGCTGGTGCCGCCTAGACATCCACCTGGCCTGCCTGCCGCTGCATGTGCGGAGCTGCAAGGCGTGCAGACAGCATAATGAGCCCTATATCGCCAAGGAAACGAAGTGAATAAGAACACCCGCAGGTTATTCATTCGTCGCCGTGGCGGGCTTGCAACGCCTGGACTTCGCAGGAAGATGCGGGCCTTATTGCAACAGCGGCAAGGCATTGTCCTAATCGGCGGGATGCGCTTAACGCCATGCGTGTACTGTCGTAAATTGTTCACGCTTCGGCGGTTGACGCTGGAACATATCAAACCCCTCTCCAATGGCGGGAAATCTAATCCTAAGAATCTCGCCTTGGCCTGTTCCCCATGCAATACCGGCAAGGTTATCAGTGCATTGCCATCAACCCGTGCAACAAAGCGGTTTGTGCTGGCGTTACGGCTGAAATCATTGGCCCAATCCGTGCGCGTCTAAGCGAAGGAGGCAGGATGGTATCTCATACAATGGTCTGCACATGAGCGAATGGACACGCGAGATCACGTATAACTGTTTCAATGATTGTCAGATGAGCGGCTGTCCTGGGCATACGATGAGGATGGCGTATCAAGGGGCCAGCGATACGGCGCATGTGACCATTGACGGAGAGGAGTTTGTGTGGCTCGACCCGTCCACGATGGGGGCGCTGATGACGTTATGGAAAGGAACGCCATGAAGGACTTGCATTATGGCGAATACAACGGCGCGTAAACCTCACAATCCCCACTCTTCACAGACCGCTACGTCAAGTCATAACATAGCGAATACAAACGCATCACAAAAATAGTTCTTGACAACAGACAAACTTTCGTGCATTCAGAAGAGGGGGAGTTAGGAATTAGGGGGAGTTCTCCTGCTCCCGAAGAGGTTGTAGCGTAGCGAAGAGACAACCTCGTAGGGATGCCTAGCCATCGGCGTTATCCGGTCTCTCCTCTCCACGCCTCTTGACAACGTGATACATTCGTACTACAGACTATCTCCATGGCTGAGACGGCACTAGCCCGCTCCATAGACCTCAAGAAAGCTCTTGAACTTCGCCTCAAAGGCTGCACCTATGAACAGATCGGGGTGCTGCTCGATCCAGAGCAGCCGTTTTGTAAACAAGGCGTCCAGCAAGCCCTTCAGCGTTTCCACGACCTCACCAGCGAAGCCGATGACCTGCCGACCTTCCAACACAACAGAGCCGGCCTGATCGATGCCGTCGAGTTTAAGTTGCTCGCTTCACTCGCTGACGATACAGCCATTCAAAAGATGAATTACCGGGATCGTGCGGTCAGTTACGGCATTATTGTCGATAAACGCCGGCTTGAAACAGGACAATCTACTAGCAATATCAGTGTGTTAGGGAAGATCGTGCAGCAAGCCGATGCAGAACTGTTCAAGAAGGACAAGAGTGGAAGTGCCTCGTAACCTGTTGATTAATATGTCAGAACAGGGTCAGAAAGAGGCGCGAGTTTACATAATGGTTCTTATCAGACTACGACCACTTCTATAATTATCAATGACTTACAAATCAGTGGTGGGGAAACGGTTTCAGAATATTCGACCCCACCCCTAGGCCGGGGGTAGGGGGGAATTCCTGATCTGTACGAGTCCGTAGGTCATACATCTGCCATATTGGGATAAAAGGGCATGAGTACCGACGAAAGGCGAATACGCAATAGAGAGGCGAGTAGACGCTTTAGGGAGCGTCATGCTGACCGATTGCGACAGCAGGCAATTGATCGGGCTCGTAGCCAGGGGATCAGGCCAAGGGAAGAATATTTGTCAGCCATTGCCGTATCGGAAGAAGAACAGAAGAGGAAAACGAAAGAGCGTTCCAAGCGATCGTATCTGAACAGTCCAAAGATTCAAGAACGCAAGATAAGAGCCGATGCGAAACGAATGGTGAGTGACGCACGCAAGGCCGTTCGGAGTCTCGTGAAGCGGTTGAAGGGCTGGAAGCTGGCGTTACCGAATCGGGATGCGATCTATCGTCGGATGTGGAAGTTAAGGAATCCTGAAGCGGTCAAGTTACAGAATCATCAGAGGAGGATGAAGGGCCGTTCCCATAAGCCGAATTCGCGAGCGCATCAGATTTTGTCCATCGTGAAGCAGCGGCAGAAGGGGAAATGCTATTGGTGCCAGCAAGCGTATGGGGCGCACCCGCATCGGGATCATATCTGGCCCTTAGCACTCGGGGGATCGAACGGGCCGGAGAATATCTGTTTCGCCTGTCCGTCCTGCAATTTGAAGAAGGGGGCCAAGACGCCGATGGAATTTGCGGGACGGTTACTCTAATCACTAAAGGAGGCGCATGAAAGCAGTCTACATCATCGCGGAGATCGGGATCAATCATCAGGGCAGTCTGGAAGTGGCGAAGCGGTTGATTGATGCGGCGAAGGCCTGCGGGGCGGACGCGGTGAAGTTTCAGAAGCGCACGGTGGAGACGGTGTACAGCGCCGAGGAATTAGCGAAGCCGCGGGAGTCGGTGTTTGGGGGCACGAATGGGGATCTCAAGCGCGGGCTGGAATTCTCGTTTGATGACTATACGGAGATTGATCGCTACTGCCGGTCGGTGGGGATCGCGTGGAGCGGGTCGGCGTGGGATGTGGCGAGTGTGCATTTTCTGGCGTCGTTTGGCGTGCCCTGGTTGAAGGTGCCGTCGGCGTTAGTGACGGATCATGAAGTGCTGCGGGCCTACCGCAACACGGGCATCCCGATTTATCTCTCAACCGGCATGAGTACGTTGGAGGAATGTGATGCGGCGGTCGAGACGCTGTGGCCGGAGAAGATTGCGGCGGTGCTACATTGTCATTCGAGCTACCCTTCGCCGCTGGATGAATTGAACCTGGCGTGCATTCAGTCGTTCAAGGACCGCTATGACCTGCCGGTCGGCTATTCCTCGCATACCGTCTCGCCCTGGCCCTGCCTGATGGCGGTGTGCTACGGCGCCGAAGTGGTGGAAGCGCATCTGACCTTAGATCGGGCGATGTGGGGCAGCGATCAAGCGGCCTCGTTGGAACCCGCGGCGTTTGGGAAACTGGTCGAGGAGATTCGCACGTTTGAACGGGCCAAGGGCGATGGGGTGAAGCGCGTCTGGCCGTCGGAAGAGGTGGCGAAGGCGAAGCTGCGGAAGGTGACGGCATGAGCGTGTTGGAATGGGTGATGGTCATTGTTCTCACGGTGGGAGCGACCTACGCATTCACGATGTTCTTGTTGATCGGACTGAGTTCTCCGCATTCACGGAGTCGAAAGAAATGAGAACCGTCTATTTAAACGGCCAATTCGTGCCCGAGGCTGAGGCCAAGCTATCAATCTACGACCTATCGATCATGCAAGCGGCGGCAGCGTTTGAGATGACTCGCAGCTTTAACGGCGATCATTTCAAGCTGCGGGAACATCTCATGCGGCTCATGGATTCGTGCCAGTCGCTTCAGATTCCTTGCGAGCAGACGATTGCCGAAATCGAAACGATCTGTGAACTCGTGTCAAATATGAACGACCACGGAGACGGGGAGGAGCATCGTCTTCTGATCGTGGCTAGTCCCGGCTGTGCGCCCATGTACAAGGATCTCGCCGGCGTCATCCCGCACCCGTTTCTCTACATTGCCGACTTCCCGCTCCGCTATACCGTCAAGGGATTCAGTAAGTATTTCACCGATGGCGTGCACTGCGTCACATCGAAGGTGCATCAAGTGCCGGATGCGTGCATCCCGTCGTCCGCCAAGCATCGCAGCCGCCTGCATTTTCACTTAGCGCAGATGCAAGCCCCGGCTGGAACGTGGCCGCTGATGACGGATGGAAATGATGATTATGAGTGTTATACCGAAGCCCCTGGCGCGAACATTCTGTTCAAGTGGAAATGGAACAGCCGGATTATGAGCATTGAGGAGAATTGTTTGCCAGGGATTTCAATGGAGACTGTCAAAGAATTAATCAATTCTGAACAATGCTCACTTGGTGTCTATTCGCCAGATCATTCACAGATTGAAGAGATGTGGCTCACCGGCACACCCTTCTGCATGGTCCCGGTCGTCTCACTGGACGGCAAGCCGATAGGCGACGGCACCCCAGGCCCCGTGTTCAAGCAGACATTAGCGAAATGGTCAGCAATGGTCGGCGTAGATATCCAAGGACAGATTGCCCAATGGGACTCGCAGCATGAATAAATTTGGCGTGAGCATAATTCCGAAAGTTCTGCATTTTGATAAGGCCAAGCGAGATCGTGAAAAAATGCTGGCAAATATTCTTGAGAAGTTCGACGAGTGGGAAACAGAGCAACTAATACAAACCATCCAGAAAAGATATGCTCCACGGTCTTAGCCAACTGAACGTCGAACTCACCTCACGCTGTCACCGCAAGACGCTGTGCGCCTTCTGTTTTCACCAGGCGAGTCCTGATCTGAAAATGGGCGATATGCCATTGGCGCTGGTCAAGGATATCCGTCATCAGATTCCCGACGGGATTGTGGTGCAGTTCCACCGTGACGGCGATCCGCTGGCCTATCCCCAGTTGCGTGAAGCGTTGGATGTGTTTGACGGCTGTCTACGGTCCATCGTGACCCATGGCGAAACGCTGATGGAGCAGGCCGAGGATTTGATCGAACGCTGTGAAACCATCACCGTCTCCGTGTTCTCGCCGGACCCTGATGCCGAGATACAGTTTCAGGCGGTCAGAGAATTTCTGGCGGAGAAGGGTGATGCGCTGCCACGGGTGCTGATTAAAGTCGTGGGCGAGTGCAATGTCTCCCGTTATGAGGCGTTGGGCCTGCCGATCTTGCGCCGTCGGCTCCATACCGCCACGAATGGGAAATATGTGCGGTCGGTGCCGATGATGCCGGAGCATGGCGTCTGTACGGATTTTCTCTCGAAACCGGCGATTGCCTGGGATGGGAAGGTGTACCAGTGCGTGCGGTTCGATGACACGGACGCGGGCTATCTGGGGAGTCTCTATGAGCACACGTTGGATGAAATTTGGAACGGGGAGACGCGCCGGAACTGGATGGACGCGCATGTGCAGGGGCGGCGGGATCTGGCCTCGCCGCGCTGTGCGTCGTGTACTTATTACGGAGTGCCCGCATCATGACAGATAAAGAAGAATTGATGGCCTTGCTCACAAAATGGGGCGTGACCTATGAAGTCACGGAGACATCCATTGATGTGGCGGGGGGCTATATTGGGTTCTTCACCTCGTTTGAATTTGATGAGTCAGGGAAATTTATCAAGATGGGAGCATGGGAGTAAGAACCCACGCAGTAGGAGGGCACCATGGCGACATTCAATCTGAACAATGCAAATACAGGGGTGTTCATTCGCACCATGACCGGAGATTCGTTTTCGAGGGCGGTGGAAGCGGAAGTCCGAGCAGGCCGCAGTCTGGCCAATGCGGATTTGCAGGCACTCGGCAAGAACGGCGATCCCACGGAATTGAATCTGTCTGGCGGCACTTTCACCAATGCCAAAATGGACGGCGTGAATCTCACCGGCTCGCTCTTGCATGGCGCGGATATCACCGGCGCGTCACTCAAGAACGCGACGCTGCGCTATGTCAAGGCCACCAGGATCATCACCACCAACAGCACGCAGACAGGCATGGACAAGCACGGGTCTGAGGGGAACCTATAAATGCGCGTCGTCGCGATTTTGCAGGCTCGCCTGGGCAGTACACGGTTACCGGGAAAAGTCATGATGCCGTTATCGGGCAAGCCGATGCTTCAGAACATTATCGATCGGGTGAAGCGTGCGAAGACTCTAGATGCCGTGTATGTGACTTATCCTGTGAAAGATGAACGCATTAAACGTCTTGTCAATAGATGCTATGCGCAGCCGATTGAATGGGGCAATGAATATGGTAAGACCGATGAGAACGATTTGGTCGGACGCTATCTAGATGCCGCTAAATGGTCCGAGGCTGATCTCATCGTCCGCATCCCCTGCGACAATCCCTGCATTGATCCGGCCTATATCGACGCGGCGGTAGACGACTATCTCCGCGATCCCTTCATCTACTATTCCAATACCACCGCTGAGTGCGACGGCAAGATGATTGATGGGATCGGCGCAGAAGTCTTCTCCATGAGCCGCTTGCGCTGGTTGGATGAACGCACGCAGGGGAATGCCGTCTGGCGTGAGCATCCTCACCGATACTTTGAAGAGTGCGGACTGTTGCAACTCCCGCAGGCGGACTATCGCCTCGATGTCAACACGCAGGCCGATTATGCCTTCATTAAAGGCATTTACGACCATTTTGGCAACAACCAATTCACCACGCAGCAAGTTGTGCAGCATCTCACTACGCAAGGAGTCATGGCATGAAATCCGATGAACGCGCCGAAACGCAAGTCGAAACGAACGGCAGCACCAGCGTCAATGATCCGCACCTCTCCACTGGTGACGGTATGCACCTCACCATGCCGACCGCGGGGGTTGAACACTACGGCACCATTGCCGTGCATGAAGGCGTAGGGAAGACCGAGAAATAGGTGGCCGCGTCTGCCTCGCAACAGGCCTCCAATAAGATCCGCGCATGGACGCTGGACCCGCTATTGTTTGTCCGTGAAGTGTTTGACCTGGATGGCACGCCAGGGAAGCGCATCAGCGAACAGCAGCGGGAAGGCCTCGAGTGCTATAGGCGGCTCCTCACGGCCAAGCTCAAGCTGGCGCGGGGCGTGCCGATGACGCAAGAGGAAAAGGCTGACGCGAAGAAGATCGGCCTCTGTATCCATAGCGGACACGGTACCGGCAAAACGTCCACGGCCTCATGGATCATCTTGCATTTCATGGTCTGCCGGCCCTTTTGTAAGATCCCCTGTATTGCCCCAGTCGGGACGCAGCTCAAGACGAACCTCTGGCCGGAAGTGCATTTGTGGCTGCGGCGGTCGTCGTTCCTCCAAGACCTCATCAAGTGGCAAGCGGAAAAGATCTATTGGAAAGAAGAAGCGGGGCGGGAATGGTTTGCGATTCCGCGTACCGTGAACGTCAAAGCCTCGCCGGAAGAACAGGCCGAAACGCTGGCGGGTATCCACGCCGATAATTTGTTGGTGGTGGTCGATGAAAGCTCTGGCGTACCTGATCCGGTGTTTCGTCCGCTGGAAGGCTCATTGACGGGCCCTTGCAACCTCGTTCTGCAAATCGGGAACCCTACGCAGTCGCATGGATTCTTCTACGAATCCTTCACGAAGAACCGCGCCGATTGGATGGTCTGCCACTGGAACGCGGAAGAAAGCGAACTGGTAGACCGGACCCATATTGAGCGCATGGAACGCAAATATGGGAAGGACAGCAACGCCTACCGCATTCGTGTGCTGGGCCTCCCGCCATTGGCCGCGCCGGATACGCTGATTCCCTGGGATTGGGTCATGAAAGCCGTGGGGCGTGAATTGATCGTCGAAGATGGCTGCCCCGTGGTGCTGGGGATTGATGTGGGACGCGAATTGGGCGGCGATCAATCGGTGATTTTACGCCGTCAAGGCCCGATTATCCGTGGACTCGATACCTATAGCGGGGTGAATACGCAGGAATTGGGCTATTGGTGCCTCAAAGAGATTACCGAGACGAATGCACAGGTGGCGGCTATTGATGTCATAGGCTGGGGAGCCGGGACCTATGACATGCTCAAGGATTTGACGCCGATTCCCATTTTGCCCATCAACGTAGCCGAATCCGCCGGCGATCCAGAACGCTTTATGCGCTTGCGCGATGAGTTATGGTGGAATTTGCGCGAACGCTTCCAAGCTGGGACCATCAGCATCCCGCACGATGAGGAATTAATCGGGGAACTCTCGACCATCAAGTACAATTTCAGCAAAACGGCGAAGGAAAAGATCAAAATTGAGAGTAAACAGGAATTACGGGACCGTGGGTTGTCCTCTCCCAACAAGGCCGATTCGCTCTGTTTGAGTGAATTCGCCGCGCGATTCGTATCACCGAGGCGGATGGTGCCCAAGACCTTCCGCCGTAACGTCTCCGCATGGGTAGGCTAATGGATCAGCCCGTGATGGTGAGCCGAGATCTCTTGATGCAGCTCTATCGGCACTTGAAACCGACGGCGGAGTGCGTGCGGATGCTCGAAACGGTGCTGTATCCCCCTGAGGAGTTGACAGAACGTGTTGAACGTGCTATGCGAGTGGATAGCTATACGTCCTCTACGCCGCCTCGCCGGTAACGGCCTCGCCGCGGTGCAGCTTCCCTGGACGATTTTCAGTACTACGGCAACAACCCCGCCGAAAAAGACGAACTGATCCAACTGGATCGGATGTTTCGTCTTGCCGCCGATCATCCCATCGTCACGCAATGGCGCTTCAACGCCGATACCTGCTACCGCTTTGAGCATGGCGATCAGTGGACCACGGAAGAAAAGTCCATCCTCAAGGACCGTAATCAGCCCGTCATTGTTGAGAACGAAATCCGCCCCACCATTGAACGTCTGCAAGGGCAGTTCCGCCGCCAGCGTACCAACATTAAGTTCATGGGCCGCAATCAGTCGGATGAACAGAAGGCGGCGGGCTATTCCGACCTCCTGAAGCATATCGACTATGTGAACCAGTTTGAATTCGTCGAAGGCGAAGCGATCAAGGATCAGCTCATCGGCGGACTCGGCTGGATCGAGGCGATTGTTCATCGCAACGAACTGGGTGAACAGCAAGTCCGCTACCGGCATGAAGATCCTTTTACCATGTTTGTGGACCCGTTTTGCCGGTCCTACGATATCAATATCGAAGCACGGTATGTGTGCCGCGCCAAGTGGTTTGATGAAGATATCGCCGTCGAACTCTGGGGCGAGGAGAAAGCCGCGCTGATTCAGCAGGTGCTCGGCACCTCGCAACCCTCACTCGCCAATCTCAGCAACATTGATCCCGATGCGCTCAAGCTCCGGAATTGGGAGATTGGCCGCTATTACGATGTCAAGAATCGGCGCTTCCGGCCAGTCGAAATCTGGTACAAGAAACGCGCCACGCAGTATTTGATCGAACTCCCCACTGGCGAAACGAAAGCGATCTATAAAGAGCGCGGCGTCACGAAATCCTCGCTCAAGGACGCCCTTGCCGAACTGCCTGGCTCCATCATCACGGAGCGGTCGGTAGACCGCATGTGGGTCGCGGTCTATTGCGGCGGGCTATTTTTGGATGGCCCGAAGCCCTCGCCCTATCGCTGCAACCTCTTCCCGTTCATTCCCTACTACTGCTACCGCAAGATCGACGGTGAGCCGCAAGGCTATGTGTCCGGCCTGATCGACCCACAGCGCGAAATCAATGCGCGGCGCTCGAAAGCCCTCTGGTCCCTCAATAACCGCCAGACCATCTACGAACGCAACGCCATCCGCGACAAGAACGAACTGGCCAACGAACTGGCCCGCATGGACGGGCAAATCGAAGTCGAAAACGGCAAGTTCGACCGCTTTGTGATTAAGGAAAACGCCGACATTTCGCAAGGCAACCTGACCATGTTGCAGGAAGCCAAGATGGCGATGCGGCGCATCAGCGGAGAGGATCAGTTGAATCCTGCCCCTGAAGTGCGCTCTGGCGTAGGCATTCAGCGGCTACAGATGATTCATCAGGCCGGCGTGATGCCGATCTATGACAACATCCGGCGATCACGCCGCATGAAAGCCGTGCTGACGCTGGAATTGATCAAACAGTTCTACACCGATGAAGTCGTCTTTCAAATCTCGGAAGATCCCGGCTTGGTCCGCACCGTGCGCCTGTCGGCGGAACATTTCGACACCTTACGCGAAGAAATCTACGACCTGATCGCCGTCGATACCGTCGATCATACGACCTCACAGGCCGAACAGTTTGAAACCTTAGCGACCACGCTCCCGCAAGTGCTTCAGTTCGGCCCCGCCTGGGCCAAGCTGTTCATCTCCATGAGCGATCTCCGGAATAAAGAGGGCCTGTTGCAAATTGTGGATGGCATGAGCCAGGCCCCACCCATTCAGCCGAAAGTCTCCGTGGCCTTTCAATGGAACGAACTCACGCCAGCCGAGAAGGCGATTATGGCGAAGCAGTTTCAGTGGGACATGCTGGCACAAGCCGAAATGCAAGGGCTTGGCGGGACGGACGCGGCCAGCACGCTACAGAACAAGGCCGAAATTCTCAAGATGAAGATGAAGACCGACGCCGATGTGGAGCGCGCCAGGATTGCCGCCGTGTCCACGCATCACGGCCAGCGTGTCGAACTTGAAACCAACGCCATGAAGAACGTGGCCGCTATTCACACTGCGAGGATTGCCAGTGAGTCGAGAAATCAGAATCAAACACAATCGGCTGAGTGACCCGCACGCGACGACCGTCGAAACGGAACGGGCGTTTCAGGGGCAGGACCTCAACCTCCATGTGCATGAAGTCGAGAAGATGGACGACGACTTTAAGCGCGGGGAGCGGATTTTGACAGTGAAGAACACAAAATATTTCTACTCGAAAGGCTGAGCATGTTGCTGGAATATCGCGGCCCGAAACCGTTGCCCTATCGCCTCAATACGCCGATTCCGTTTGTCTCTCGCAGCGAACGGGAAGGGCAACTGGAATTCACGCCTCAATGTGAGGTTCCCAACGAGGACTGGGCCAAGTTCTTGCTGGATGAATGCGGCGAGTTCTTTTTCCAAGCCGACAAGCCCATCAATAAGTTCGCGCCGATCAGCGACGACGAAAAGGCCAAGCGGCATGTCGAGCGCGTCGAGGCGACCATCGGCAAGAAGTTCCGCGGCAAGCCTGGGAAATGGCAGGCGCAAGCGTTTTTGAAACGCCACAACCTGACCAATGATCTCGGCCTGAAGAAGCTGCAAATTGGTGACAAAGTGATCCATTGGGAGTGCGTTCCCATCGCCTTGGCTGATGTCAAGGTAGGGCACGCCGAGTCTGTTGAACCGCCCATCCCCGCGCAAGCGGAAGGGCTTGAGGAGGTAAGTGATGAGTACGAGCGCGACAGCACCGCAGTCTGAGTCCAGCACGACCCCATCAGTCCTGACCGCGTTAGGACTAGGGAATAGTGCGCCATCCGTCACCCCTGAGGAGGTCGGCCATGTCCCTGCGAGCCAAACTGTTGAACCTGTGGTTGCGCCTGTTGTTGAGGCTGCGCCTGAGCCCAAAGCAGAAGTTGCCAAAGAATCAGCCACTCCCGCAGAGGCGAAAGCGACTGAATCAGATACGGCCAACACTCAAAAAGAGCTGACGCGCCTGAATAAGCAGCTCAAGGATACGCGCGATGCGTACACCCGCGAGCGTCAAGTCAATGTGGAAACGCAACGTAAAATCGACACTCTTACCAAACAGATTGAGACGTTGGGCAAGAAGTTCGATGGCACGTATGACGAGCAGAAGGACGGCCCGAAGGTCATGCCGGCGGAGGTCCTGGTCGATGAGGCAAAGAAGTCGGAACGGGTAGCCGCGTCCCATTGGGCAGCGGTCGAGCAATATGGCGAAGAGTACGTCATGAAGACGATATGGGCGGACGATGCGCCCTTTCGTCAATTTGACGGCGATCCCGCCGTGCAGGCGCGGGTCTTTAACGCGAAATTGCCGCTTCTGGAAGCCATTAAAGTCGTCAAGGAAGCCGAGACGAAGGCGAAGTACGGGTCTGATCCGGACGCCATGCGAAAGGCCATTGAAACGGAGTTGCGCACCAATCTGGAAAAAGAAGTTCGCGAAAAAGTCTTGAAAGAATTTAAGTCCAAGGGCGTGGCCCTGGACACGATCAAGGGTCTTGGAGGGGTGGCCAGTGTCACACCAGGCACCCCCGATGAGAAACCGCGACTCGTGTTCGACAGCCTGTTCCCTGGATTTAGCAAGACCGCGAGCTAGAAAGGTTTAGGCGATGGCCTATACAGAAGTCCTTACGAGTCACGGCGTCACCGTCTCCGCATGGGAGGATCGGATTGCCGCCGAATATATCGGGCAGTTGTGGATGAAGAACCTCATGGGTCCGTCCACGGATGCCGTCATTCAGGTGAAGCAAGACCTGGCGAAGATGCCAGGCGATGCGATCAACGTCGGGATTCGCTCGCAGTTGAAGGGTGGCTACGTGAGTGGCAACACCTTCGGACTGGGGAACGAAGGCCGCGTTGAGTTCTACAACCAGCGCATCACCATCGACAATATCCGGCATTTGGTCCGGTTTGACGATGTGCCCATGTCCCAGAAGCGTGTTGGATGGGATTTGCTCAACCAGGGCCGCGAAGCCTTGGTCGAGAAAGCCCGAATCCGGTTGGATGAGGACATTATCGGCGCACTCTCCGGCACCTCCACCGGGCGTGTACGCGGACGCTACCTCTATGGGGCGCTCGATTCCAACTGGAACGCCACCCATACATCGGCGTTGCTGAACGTGGATAACACCGCCGATCAGCTCACCACGAACATGATCCGCATCGCCAAGCGCAAGGCCTTGATTCCGGTCAATGCCGTGTCGCGCATTCGCCCGATGAACGTCAAAGTCGGGATGAATTTCGAGCAGTGGTTTGTGTTCGTGGCGCATCCCTATGCGGTGCGCGACATGGTGGACAACGATGCGGCCTACCGCAACGCGCAGCTCTTGCTGCCGCCGAACGGCAACCGCGATTCCTCGTTGTTTACCGGCAATTCGTTCCGTGGATCCTATGACGGCGTACTGATTTACGAGTACGACCGCGTGCAGTTGGTGTCCAGCACCATCCAGTGTGCGCATAACCTCTTCATGGGGGCACAGGCGGCCACGGTGGTCTGGGGGCAGATGCCGAAGTTCAACGAACAGGAACAGGATTTGGGCCATACGGTCACGTATGAAGTCCATGAAATCCGCAATACCGCCAAGCTGGTCTATGGACGGAACGCCATTGATTCATCGCTCTCCGATGAAGACAACGGCATCGTTCATGTGTTCTCGGCTGCGGTGGCGGACTAAGAGAGGGGTAACCGATGGCACAAACAGCCTACGGACCCGTGAGGGTCAAAGTAACCGGAGAAACCACGCATCTCATCGCGGGGATTGGCGGCGGATCGGGCACCAGCACGGTCATTACGCTGCCGATTCCTGCGGGTGCGGTGATTACCGGCGTGCAGTGCGGCAGTTGCACCAGTGCAACGGGAGCCTATTGCGCGACCATTTCAGGCGCGACGTTCACGGTGACCACCGCGAGCAACGACCTGTTTTGGTACAACGCGCACGTCAAAGGGGGCATTTAACGGACTGGAACGGACGGGGGTCGGGATGGCCTGACCCCCTGAAACCGTCCAATTATAAGGAGATCGCACGATGGCGAGTAACTATCAAGAATGGCAAGTCAATCTGATCGATGCGCGGCTGAACCGGCCTATTTCCGATAGCACAGGGAAGTTTACCGTGCTGACGGCGGGCACTTCGACGGCGGCCACCTGTTACAGCGATGCGAACGGCACGGCGTTAACTCTGCCGGCCACGCTGAGCAATGGTGTGGCGCGGTTCTTCACCGATTCGAGCATCACCTCCGTGGATTTCATCGTCTTGTCCGCCACGGGACAGGCGCGCTATCTGCGGGCGATCACGCCCAGCAATCAGAATATCAGGATTGATCCTGAGCAGATTCCTCAGCGGCTGTATGTGCCGTTTACGACCTCGCTCTCCGGCGTGGTGTATGGCACGGGGTTCTCGCTCTCCCAGAGCATGATCATCAAGGATTGCAAAATCCGCGTCAATACCGCCGATGCCACGGCCACCGTCGATTGCGGCGTCAGTTCGGCGGCGGCAGGCTTTGCGCTAGGCGTGACGGCTGCCACCACCGGGATGAAGGTCTCGCTGGATGAAAGCATCTCAGCGGTGAGCATCCTGGGCTCATCGTTGGCGCTGACGGCCACGAATACCAACGTGCGCAAGTACTATGTGGCCGCCAATGCCACATCTGGCTTGCCGATTGTCTTCCAGAACGCGACGGCATCAGGAGGCACGGCGGCACCGGCGCAAGGGTTCATTATCCTCGAATACGATCGGATCTTGGCACCCTAATGGCCATCCGTGAACTGAACGCAGAGACGGTCGAAAGCCTGATGGCGATGGCCGAACTGCGGGATAAACAGGACGCGGGAACGTACCCTCAGGAGGTGGTGCCCTGCTATTGCGGGGCATCATCTCCGGAGATCGTGTCTGACGTGGATCGGTACGGCGTGCCCTGCACCACAAACCTGTGCCCGTTGTGCGGGGTGGTCTATATCAGCCCCCGCATGACCGCCGAGTCCTACCAGTCCTTCTACGAGCATGAGTATCGGCGCATCTACCGCACGGATGACGACCATGATCCGTCCCACGCCGTGCAGGATGGGAAGGATATTCTGACCTGTTGCGAGTTTTATGACGTGATGCCGTCCTCGGTGATTGATATTGGCTGCGGCAAAGGGGCTCTGCTGACGCCGTTTGTCGAGCAAGGCCTGCGCTGTTATGGCGTGGACCATGATCCAACAGCGGTGCAATGGGGACGTGATCACGGGTTGCCGGTTGAAGTCGGCACGCCGGATACCTTGATTCAGCGAGGCATCACCGCAGATTTGGTGATCCTCAATCACGTATTAGAACATGCGCTGGATTTGCCTGCATTCCTGGCACAGATGCGGCAACTCCTCACCCCGAACGGAGTGCTATTTGTCGCCGTGCCTGGGATTCATCGCACGCCCCTTGCGGGGATGTTTCAACTGGCACACCCCTATCACTTCACGGCAGACACACTCGACTATGTGATGCAATGCGAAGGCTGGCAAGCGGTCATGCTCACGGAGCAGATTGTCTCGTTTTGGAAACCCTCGGCGCATCGGATGGATCGCACGCACTATATTCCCCGCGCCGCACAGACCGTCCTTGATGTCCTCGGGGCCAATCCACAGCGCATTCCTGACCTGAAAACACACAACAAATTCCCCGTCAAGCTGCAACGCGCCAATGTGCAAGCCGTCTTAGGTACCTCGTCCCGTGATTTTAGCCTATTGCGTGGTCGAGAAACCGGCAAGCAGGCGGTGATTATCGGCGGGGGACCTTCGGTCGATGGGCAGATAGAGCAAATCCATCATCTCATTGGCCAAGGTCATCGCGTGGTGGCGATTGAGCGCATGGCGTCCTGGTGTCATGCGCATGGGATTATCCCTGACTATCTCTCGGTCCTCGACGCCTCTGAAGATGTGCCAGCATCGCTCCATCATGTGCATCCTGAAACCGTCTGCATCACGGCCACACAATGCGGCCAGGCGGTGATGGATGCGCTGTCTGGGCATACCCAGGTCTATACGTACAACTGCCCGTCAGGGTCGCTGGATCTCCCAACGCTCTTTCAATCAGCGGTATCCGATAAGCAAACGGTCCTGAATGCGGGCGGCAGCGTCACGCTGTCCTGCATGACGATTGCGATGGCGCTGGGCATGGATGCGCTGCATATCTTCGGGTTCGATTGCCATATCACGGGGGCGCACTACGCCAAGGGGATTACGGGCGTAGGGGAAGCGACGCAATGCCTTGAGATTGAGGTTGATGGGCAGGACTTTACGACGACCGGCCCGTATCTCTCATTCGCTCAGCAATTCTTCCCTTTAATAGACACCGGCAAGCAGATGGGGTTTCTCAACGCCGTGACGATCTACGGCGATAGTTTAGTCATGGCTATGGGGTCGGACTGGCTCACCGCGATGGGATTGAACGTGACAGAGAAAGGGATACGACCATGATGAAGAGACTCCTGTTGATTGGATGCCTGGCGCTGTGGGCCTGGTCCCCGCAGACCGTGCAGGCGGAATGTAAGGTCTATACCACGGCTCCCGTCTATATCGCCGGGCAGGCTGTGCCGAACGTCTGTAATACGGCAGGGGCGCAATGGACCTCGCTGGTCACACCGCTCGGTGATTCGGCCATGGACGAAACCAATGACGCGGCAAAAGTGACGCTGGCCACGTTGATTAGTGGAGAAGATCAAACGAATAGCCTGCTGCAAACCAGTGGCGGGGCGGTGCGTCAAGCCACAGTGACGATGGGCTCAGCCGCAACCGCCAACGCCACGACAACGGCCTTTGCGCTCCCGACCGGCAGCAAGAGTATCTATGGCCAAGTCGCGGGAACCGGAGCCGTGACACAGACGCAGGCGATCTACGGCGATGTGGACAACGACGCGGCCAACGGGATCTTGCTGTGTACCATCACGCTCTCCGGCACCACCCGCACGCAAGATGCCTGTCCGGTGTTCACCGCGAACTACAAGTACTACTACATCATCACCACCAACACGACTGGAACCTCAGCCACAGGAGCCGTCTATGTGCACTACTAAGATACTGGCCTTGCTCATGGTGTTCCTCGCGCCGTCCTGGTCATGGGCGGCTGGCGCACTCACCTCGGCGGCTGGCGATGCCTCATTCATGGCCAGTGACCGTGCCGTTCAGAGCACGACCTCAACGATGGTGAACGGGAACACCGTGTTCACCGTGTCTGGTGGACCCATTCAGATTATTGATCTCGTCTCGATTTGCGTCACGGCCAACGATGTCACGGCCTCCACGATGCAATGGCAATCCGTCCCCACGGTAGGAACCGCCACGACGTTTAGTGGAGCCTCCGCCTCACTGGCGAGCGCGACCGCAGGGACGACGGTGCGCCTGGCTCCCACCGCGTTGAGTACCGCGCCGGTCATTGTCGCCGCCTCCGCCGGCGGTGTGCAGTTGGGGACGAACGTCGCGAACTACATTGATGTGAAGGACGGCACCATCAAGTTGGTCATTGGGACGGGTTCGACCACCGGCACCTGGATGCACATTATGCGCTATCGCCCGTTGACCGCTAATTCGACGGTGAACTAATGACCGTTGGGACCACCTACGATTTCACGCTGACCCGCGACCAGCTCATTGAGATGGCGCACAAGCTGATCGGCGTGCTCGCGCCTGGGCAGACGCTCGACGGCGCGCAGTCACAAGACGCGATCAAGCTGCTCAATCTGATCGTGCGGGAAGTGGATGAAACGGGAGACCTGAAATGGACCAGGGCGGCGGCGTCATCCCTGACATTGGTGGCGAATACGTTTGTTTATACAACCAGCAACGGGCTGCCGACCGATATCGCCAAGATTGATGCCGCGACGTACCGCGATGGGCTGGCCATGGATTACCCCATCTCCATTGTCACGGCGATGGAATACGAGGGCATTCAGAATAAGACGGATAGCGGCGATCCCAAGAAAGTCTATCTGACCGATCATCGGGACAGCTCGAGCCGGACACTCTATGTCTCTCCCATGCTCTCGACGGTCAACACGCAATCAGTGGTCACGGGGACGGATGCGGTTGTCTACAAGTGCATCAGAGGCCATACCGCCGATACGACGAACAAGCCGATTACCGGCGCGAATTATCTCCTGTATTGGACGGCGGGCGGGTCGGGCCCAGCGGTGTGGGCGACGGACACCAGCTATACCGCGCCGCAACAGATTCGCTTGCTCTATCAACGGCCCTTGTTTGATTTCGATACAGCCTCAGATACGCCGGATTTCCCGCAGCAAT